GATCGTTAGGGTTGTCGATAAAGCCTAATTCGATGAGCCAGCACTTATCAAACTCCATCACCGCCAAAATGGCGTGTTGGGATTGCTGTTCTGTCTTCGGCCCGCGATTTGGCAGTCCGAGCACGGCGCTCAATGTGTTGGTCAGTTTGACGGCAATTTCCCGGTCATCCGCGCCGCGATAGAAGGTCTCGACACCACTGGCCTTGCCGGTTGCAGCGTTGAGGTGCAGCGAAATCATGACGTCACCGTCATAGGCCAGAGCGATGTCATCCCGACGGGAAACTGGACACGGATCTTTTGCGTTAACTCGTGTCCTGATGACCTCAAACCCGCGCTCATGCAAAATCCCACGAAGCTCATTTGCCCAAACCATTGCAATCTCCGCCTCAGTGTGTCCAGCGGCCGTCGCGCCTGGATCATAGACGCCGCGCTTCCGATTGGACATGCCGTGCCCCGGATCAAGGATGAAAGTCATGATCCGTTCCTCCATTGCTCGATTTCTTTCATGATCCGGCGATTCTTTTTGGCTTCGGTTTACGGTGGCGGGGAAAGTTTCGCCCGCCGAAAACACAGGCACAGCAGCAGCGCTGCCGCTATGATGATCAATCCTGCATTTCCGACGGGCATTGTCGTATGGGGTAAGTGGTTGCGGAGGTCGGATTCGAACCGACGGCCTCGAAGTTATGAGCCTCGCGATCTAACCAGGCTGATCTACTCCGCTGTTGGAAATTATTTCTGAGGGATGATGATCGGACGGGGCGCGATCACGAAATGACCATTGGCATCGGTTGAAACATCGCCGTAGGGAGTCTGGGCGGAAATGGTCAACCCGGCGCATCCTGTCATGGCGGCAATGCCGAGAGCGAGCATCCCAAGCAGGATGGATTTCACAATAAATGATGTGGATTTCATGGCTTAATTATCTTTGGGGACTTCAGACTCGGACTTGTCGATGTAGCTGCGAGCCGTAATCATCCCGGTGACAATCACGGAGAGCGCGAATTGAATGACCTGCTTGGAATCTGCAAAGTCAACGGAGGCGATGCCCGCGCTGGCAGCGGTTCCCATGGCGACTGCGACATAGAGCGCAAGACGTAGGTTGGATGCTTTAGGACTCATGACGAGCCGACCATGTTCCCGGCGTCAGGGAAATGGTAGCTGCGGGAGTGGTCCCCATCAGAAGCCGGAGACGTGACCAGTTCCGAACGCGTTGCTGACTGAGGCATCACTACCCAAGTCACCCGCTCTTACCGCACCGGTGATCCTCGATCCGCAGGCGATACATCCGAGTATGGCATCGCCGCGGTCGGGAGATGGTCGGCCCTCAGCTCGCATCTTGTCCTTGGACTCAATGCGCAGCTTCCCAGCTTCGTTCCACTCGCTCTTTCTGGTGGAAAGTTGCTTGAAAGTGATCGGGTCTAGCACACCCAGATTCACGCGGCCTCGCTCGATCTCCCGGGCGCCCACATGCCACACCTCAGCAATGAGGTTGGCGTATTCCTCAGGCTCGCTGGATGGAATCCCGCCATGGAAGCGATTGATCCGGAAATCCAGCTCTGCCATGGCGTCGATCATTGCGGTGCCGAGGCCGTCGGCATCGCCCCACACCTGAGACGCTTGCAGGCCTTCGACCTTGCAAAGATGCACGAACTCGCGCGCGGCCTGCATGGTGTCCTTTTCCACCCACGCCTTGATGATCCGAGCCTTATTGCCGCGACGAATCGCCAGCACGTTCTCATCACGTCCAGCTGCGAAGTCGCAGAATGCTACCACCTCCCCATCGGTGTATTCCTGAGGCTGGCCATCAAGTGCCTTGGTGAGCTTGTCGGGAGCCAACACAAGCCTCTCAGCATCCTCGGTGAACTCCGCATCATGCATCGAGCGGTAAAGCGGGTGATCCTTGCCATATTTCTCCAGATCCCTGGCACGTTTTGCAGGGTCGATGTGCGGGCACTCGTCAGACCGAACCTTGCGGGTCCAGAAATACTTTGCGCACGAGTGGAACGCCTCGTAAAACTGACCCCACGGCTTGCCGGGTGAGGAAACCCACAGCTGGTAAACCCGCGTGCATCGGTCGAAGGCCTCGAACACCCCATCCGGCACCGTCTTAGCCTCATCCACGATGATCAAAACCGGATCGGTTGCGCTGTTGATCTTCGGGTGCCATCCCTCCGCGCGGCCCGGATCATCCGTTGAGAATCCGAGCGCGAATCCACCTTCAGGTGTCTTGAGTTCGGTCTGCAGGAATGTCCACCCGGGAAACTTCCGTTGGTGCACCCTCAGCGCCGGCCACAACTGCTTTTCCACCTGGCGGAAAGATCCCGAAGTGACGATCACCTGACCTTGCGGAAACTTGCTCAGAAACCAGCAGATCAACGCCGCAACCACCTTCGCAGTCTTGCCCGAGCCGTTCGCAGCTGCCAATGCAACCGGCGGCCCGCCGAACTCTTGAAGGCCGACAGCTTCGAGCGCTTCGATCTGCCAGTCGTAGAGCGTCTTCTCGCCGAGCTGGAACCACGCGAATTCACTCGGACTGAGGATGGTCCGCTGGGTTTTCACGCTTCGGTTTGCTCCTTTTGGAGCTTGGCGCGTGTCTCGGCGATGCGCTTGATCACCGCCTCGTCCTCTGCCGACGGGCGGAAGTCACCTTCCGTCTTCACAGGTCCGCCGTTAGGCCCGCTAATCTCCTGAGTGATCTTCTCGCCGTAGCGCTTCGGGTCCCACTTGGCGAGGAGTTTCAGACGCGTCTCCACCCGAAGCTTGGTCCGCAAAATCCATTCCTTGTCCGGAATCTCAACCATCTGGCCAGCCCGCTCGAAAGCGATCGTGTCGCGATCTGAACCGTCTGCAATTGCAAGCGCGTCCAAGGCGATCCGGTCAAATCCCGACTCCCTTGCGCGCGCGATGTCCCGAGAAAACTCCGGGTTTTCGGCGGCCCAATTCCGAACTGTGTCATCGCTAGGCATCCTGCTAGAAGCGCAAAGAATCGTCAGCGGTGTGCCGTCGGAAAGGCCATCGATGATCTTGCGAGCGATTGCTGGCGTGAACTTGGAGGGACGCCCGCGCTTCTTTGGTGCCCGCTTCTTCCCGCTCTTCTTTACTCGCTTCGATGCCATGCGCTCATTTTAGCGTCCGGGGCTGTAGATAGATCAAAGCTTGGCAGTGGTCCCGACGATGGATGCCTTGCGCTTCAGAAACGCCTCATCCTCCGGCGTCAGCGCCAGCGGTGCCACCTTCTCCGTGATGGTCGCCTCTTGAACCAGCTCCCGCTTGTCCGCCTGATCGAGCATCTGCTTGCCCAGCCAGATCAGCATTGCGACGCTTCCGCCTTTGGCGATTTCGATCTGCTGGCGACGCAGGGAGATTTTCAGGCGGCCGAATCCCTTTTCATAGGCCCGCCGAAATTCTCCGTCCGGCTTCGCCATTCTCCGCTCGATGGTCCGCAAGCCGCAGTTGAACCACGCGGCGATTTCGGGCGCGGTCGCTCCCAGCATCCCGAGCTTCTCGACCTCGGCGATGTCGAACTCCATGCTTGGACGTCCTCTTGCCGCCATGGTCAGTCTCCCTCCCCGTCTTTCAGCCACGGCAGCGCTCCGACAATCTCGTCGGCGCGACCGTAGCGCTTTCCGCCTGGCAATGGCAGGTCGAACTCGAACCGTAGGCCTCGCTCGATGTCAGTCGCAGGCGCTGGCCGCTCATTGACCGCCACGACCGACCATCCCGTCGTCTGGATTGGCCCCTTTGTGATTTCCCGCCCGTCGGAATCCCGGATCTCATACCGGTTGCCGATGAACCGTTCGGTAAGCTCACGGATGTGCTCGATTGCGTGGAATTTCTGATAACGCCAGACGCCGCGCGAGAAAATCGCGGAAATCCGCTCCCCATCGAGGAAGTTCACCTGTCGTCGGGTGTGGGTTTTCTCGACGCACTTCCGGTTATTCAACCTCACCAGCTCGGAATCTAGACTGCGGCCGCTGAAGATCACCTTACCTCCGCGCCGACATAGAGCAGACAGCGTGAGCATCACCGCCTCCTCAGCCTGCACGGAATCCACGCTGTTCAGCACGGAGTCACAGACCACGACGTCGTAAGTCCCGAGCGTCCGCAAATCTTCGAGCACGCGGTCGATGTGGCGCTGCACCTCGCCATGGGCGATCTTGCCATCCCGCTGCAGGTAGAACTCCAGCCCGCGAATCTGATACCCCTCCGCGGCGAGCCGCTTCACGTAGGCGAGCTTCCCGGCGCCGAAGTCGATGATGCGCTCTCGTTTCGTCACATTCGGAAGCACCGCGTGCTCATAGGTCCGGCTCCGGAGTTCACGGAGGCCTCCGCCGTTGAGGCGGTTCATCTGTGCCAGCGCCTGAGCCCAAGTGGTTCGCGGGAGGTGGTCGTAGGAATAGACACCGTAGGAAGCGGAGAGGAACGAACGCGCAAGGGTCTCCATTTCCGTCGGGATCACGCGGACGTGAAGGGGGGTGCCCAGTTGCACGCAGCAGGCCGCATAGTCGCCTGAGGAGATCACCCGCCCGTTGTCGAGCGCCACAGCGCCGCCCCATGGTCCGTGCTTGGCGAGCAGACGCAGCATTTCCTTTCGCCGGATGGCCCCGCGGGCGAGCGGGTTTCTCACCGTCACCTGGGACGGCCTGAGAACGTGCCATCCGGTCGGGAGAGCGGGAATCGTGACGCCGAGCTCGTCAGTTTCGTCGAGGTCGGAACCGTTGTGGATCTGGTTGTAGCGGATTTCCTCAGTCAAGGAAACCGG